CATGAAGGCGACCTTCGCCGATACAGACGGCACGGGCGTAACCATGGGTGCCGACGGCGACGCGGTCGCAGGCGTGGCTCCTGACCTCGTGTTCATCGGTTTCGGCGACATCATCGGACTGCCCACAATGACCAAGTATAAGAAGGTCATTCAGGCAAGGCTCGACGGCGTGGTCGAAACCAATGCGCCGACTGAAGTAGCCGACGCCGACGAGATCGAAAAGAATACGCTCGTCCTGAACAGCGCCTTGAATGGCAAAGAGGTCGACATACTGATGTACCTCGACAACGAGTAATGGTAAGGAGGTGAGCCGGTATGACCGACAACGACATACTAGTCAAGGTTAAGGCCGGGATAGGGATTACCGGCACGTCCCTCGATACGAAAATCCTGCAACTTCTACAGGCGGTCAAGGCTTACATGACCAACTACGGGATTACTACTACGCAGATAGAGGCCAGTCTCGGAATACAGTGCATGACGATAGGAGTGCAGGATCTACTCAATGCATCGCCGGGCGAGGTGAAATTCAGTATGGCTTTCGACCTAATGCTCGGCCAACTGCATCATATATGCTTGCCGGAGGTGGAGGACGATGTTTAAGCCGAACCCGAACACCTTCACCACGCCGATCAGGATCCAGCATCGCACAGAGACCCTCATAAACGGAGCCCCGAAAGCATCATGGGCCGATGCCTCTACTGACCCTGTAGCACACTGCAACTGGAAGGGCAAGGGCGGCACAGAGGCCTTGAACGCAGGTATACTTACGGTCATTGATACAGCAGAATTGACGATGTGGTATCGGTCCGATATATCCGAAACCGACCGGATCCTCAAAAACGACGACGCTACTCAGGTATATGAAGTAACGAATACCGAGAACGTCGAGGAGCGGGGGATATATCTCATCGTCAAGGTAAAGCGGGTGAAAGCCACGTGAGGGCAATATCTTTCGATGTCAAGGGCATAGAGGAGTACATCGAAGCGCTACAGAAGGCTGGGGCCAATATCGACGAGGCAGTAGCTGAGGCGCTGCTGGCAAGCGCCGAGCCGATACAAAGCGACATCAAAAAGTGGGTCCAAAAACACAGGCTCACGGGCGCAACGGAGGCCGGGCTGATACAGCCCGAGATTAAAAAGGACGGGAACAACCTGTCCCTGACGCTGGGTATATCAGGAGATGGCGCATCCTGGCACGCCGTGTTCGTGGAGTACGGCAGCCCGAAAAACAGACCGGCGGACCCGGGCATAAGGACCGCGTTCGAGGCGAACAGGGTAAAGGCCCTGGGCATACAAAAGCAGGTGCTGAGGGAGGCAGGTGTACCAGTCGATGGCTAAAGTAAGCATATACAAACGCATAAGCGACGCCCTGGCTACATTGGAACTGCCATACCAGGAGCAGGGCACAATGAACAAGGACACCTTGCCCGCTACGTTCCTGACCTATCAGCTGCTATATAAAGGCGATGTATCACATGCGGACAACCTGCCTACTGCAAGCTCAGCACTTGTACAGATAGCCTTGTACTCAACAGATCCAAGCATCAAACAATCGGCCGAGGGCACCATCTCGGAAGTGATGTTCACGGCTGGTTTCACGCGCGCGGGCGGGCGAGACTTGCCGTACGACGGCGATACCGGGCATTACGGCTATGCCTGCGATTTCAGATATCACGAAGCAGAAGAGGAGGAATAACCAGGAATGGAACAGAAATATGGCGAATTCGTGGGCGCTGACAAGCTGTATATTGCCCCGATCACCCAGGACGATTTGCTTGGTTATGTCGCCGGCGCGCCGGAGTACCTGGCACCTTTGGCCGACATATCAGGACAGGCGGAGCAGAACAGCTTGACGAACTACTACGACAACAAGGCGGCGGTGACCTACAACAGTGAGGGCAAGACGGACCTCACTATCACCGTATCGGGCCTGCCGGCTCAGACACTCGCGAGACTTCTAGGCAAATACTACGACGCGGCCAATGGAATAGTGCTAGACACCGGCGAGCTCACACCGCCGGCATTTGCACTGGGCTTCAGAGTGGGGGTAGGTACGGGCTTTAGGTATTACTGGTACCTCAACGGCGTATTCTCCGGCGGGGCTGAGGTAGCGACGACCAAGAAAGCCGCCGTAGAGCCCAAGACCTATCAGCTTGTATACCACGCCATGCCTACAACCTACGAGGGCTTCACGGTTAACGGCGAATCCAAGTCCGTCAAGCGTCTCTTCGGTGATACGCATGAAGGGGCCTTCAGCGTAGCATCCACTTGGTTCACGCAGGTGCAGACACCGACGAACTTGGGAGCACCTGACGCTTTAGCGCTGTCTAGCATAGTGCCGGCCGATGAAGCTGAAAACCAGCTGGCTAGCGTCAATATCGTGCTGACGTTCTCCAATGCGATTGCTGATGAGGCGATCAGCGTGGTAAAGTCCGACGGCACAATCGTAGCAGGGGCCAAGTCTTGGGATGCGACATTGAAGGTACTGACCTTCAATCCGACCGAGAGCCTGGCAGCTGGCGGCGTGTACATCGTCAACGTCAACGGAGTGGTGGACATCTACGGCCAGGAGCTGACCGCAGTAGCCAAGAACTTCTCAGTGCAGGCCTAGAGCGATTAGGCCAAAAACCAGGGCAGGGGCTTTCGGGCTCCTGCCTTTTTTAGTATGGAGGAGGGCCAAGAATGAAGCCGGTACTTTTGACATTCACCGACCATATGGGGCAGCCTACCAAAACATATTCGTGCTGCTCATTAAAGGTCGGCTTGTACTCGAAAATCATCCCGATAGCAGAGAAGGCAAGGGCCTTCGAGGGGGACAATTATCCCGTCGAGGAAATCGGGGAATTCCTTACTGAAGTGAAGGCGGTAGTAGTTGAGGCTTTCGGGCGTCAATTTACCATAGACGAACTTGATAATGGCGTAGAAATGGCCGAACTTTTGAAAGTTATCGGGGCCCTGTTCGGGTCCATAAACGTTAACCCAAAAAACTCAACGGGCGGGACGGCGACGGAATAGAGGACCTGGAAGCCGAACCCGCCGACTTTTTGACAAGCTGGACAAACCTCAAGCGTGAGGTAGCCCGGTCCTGCGGCTGGAGCTTGCACGATATCGACGAGTGCGACATGACCAATTTCATCCAATTCTTCAACCAGGGCGAGGACCCTGATACACGCATAGTTGACGGCGTGGTTTATCGCCGCGCTAAAGGCGTACCTAGTTTTCTGTAGGAGGTGATTGAGTGGCCGAGAATGTTAACGCGATCAGTGGCAAAGTAGGCCTTGATACTACGGATTTCAAAGCTAATATCGCGGCGCTCAATCGCGATATCAAGCTCGCACAGGCCGAATTTTCAGCAACGGCGGCGAGCATGGATAAATGGTCCGATTCTCAGGCAGGCCTCCAAGCCCGCATGGAATCGCTGACCAAGGTATCTGAGGCGCAACGCGAGAAGGTAGCGAACCTCAAGGAGATATATAAGCAGGTAGCAGCCGAAAAGGGCGAGAACAGCAGGGCCGCGCAGGACCTTGAGATAAAGATACTCAAGGAACAGGCCGCCTTGAACACCACCGAAAAGGAACTCCGTCAGACCTCCACGGCCCTTGATAACTTTGGCAAGGAAAGCGGCGAAGCGGGGGCTCAGACTAATACACTCAAGGAGCACCTCGAGGGCCTCAAGGGCAAACTCAAGGACATAGGCGGGGATATAGCCAAGACTGCGGTCGCAGGCGTGGCGGCTGTAGGAGCGGCCGTTGCAGGAGCCGCGGCAGGGGCTTTTAAGCTGGCTACCGCGGCCGGTGAACAGGCCGACGAACTGCTTACTATGTCGGCAAAGACGAATATCGCGGTCGAATCGCTACAGGAGATGGAGTACGCATCTCGTTTCGTGGACGTCGAGCTAGGAACCATGACCGGCTCAATGTCGAAGCTCGTGAAGTCCATGGACAATGCCAAGGAGGGAAGCTCGGCTTTCGACATCCTGGGCGTAAAGGTCCGAGATAGCGGCGGTCAGCTCAGGGACCAGCAGGCGGTATGGTATGAGACGATAGACGCCCTAGGCAAGGTCGGAAACGAGACTGAACGGAACGCCCTTGCCATGCAAATATTTGGAAAGTCGGCCATGGAACTAAACCCTCTGATAAAAGCCGGCGGGGAAGAGCTCAGAAAACTGGGCCAGGAGGCGCGGGATCTAGGCGTCGTACTATCCGAAGAGGCCGTAAATCAGGCCGGCAAATTCGACGATATGATGCAGAGGCTCCAGGCTACGACCAAGGCCTTTGCTACGAACGTGGGCGTGGTGGTCATGCCGGCTTTCGAGGCAATCATAGGGGCCGCTACGTCGATAATCCCGAAGGTCATAGAGGCAGTGAAGACGGGCAACTGGGACGAGGCCGGCAAGGCTCTTTCAGAGGGCCTAGGTGACTTGGTAGACAAGGCTACGAAGATGCTTCCTGGCCTTGCTGAGGCGGCGGGGAGGATCCTTACGGCGATAGTAGACGCAATCGCTAAGGCCGTCCCGGCGGTATTGCCGGCGATCATCGGAGTAACCGTAACGGTCATACAGTCCATCGTACAGACGATGATTGACAATGCGCCTATGATCGTGAGTGCGGCCGTGGACGGGGTTAAAACTCTCATAATCGGCCTCATGGACGCCCTTCCGAAAATTCTTGAACTAGGCATGGTTATGGTGGCTGAACTCGCCAAGGGCATTGCTGAGGCGCTACCTGAGCTGATACCGGCGGCCATATCCCTGGTAGACAACCTGATTAAAACACTGCTAGAGAACCTACCGCTGATATTGGATGCAGGCACACAACTCATAATGGGCCTGGTAAAGGGCATAATAGCGGCCCTGCCTAACGTAATAGAGGCAATAATGACATTCATACCCGACCTTATAACGGCCGGGGTGCAGTTATTCATTGCCCTGATAGACGCGATACCGGAGGCGGTCATACTGATAGTCGCCGCCTTGCCTCAGATCATAATAGGAATCGTTGAAGGGCTTATGAAGTCGTTGCCTCAGATCGTGCAGGCCGGCGTCGACCTTTTTGTGGCACTTGTGAGGGCCCTGCCTGAGATCATCAGGCAGATAGTGGCGATTATACCGACTATCATCGGCGAGATACTCAAGGCCCTTGTGGCGGCTCTTCCGGACATGATCAAGGCCGGGGTACAGCTATTCGTTGCCCTGGTGAAATCGGGCCCGACGATCATAATTGAGATCGTCAAGCTGGTGCCTCAGATCATAGGGGCTATAATCAAAGGCTTCACTGACGGCATAGGCCAGATGGTGCAGGTAGGCAAGGATCTGATTGCCGGATTATGGCGGGGCATCGCAGAAAGCGCGACATGGCTTTGGGATCAGGTGGCAGGCTTCTTCACAAACCTAGTAGCAAAGATCAAGCAACTTCTTCGCATATCTTCACCTTCCGGGCTCTTCGCTGATGAAATCGGTAAGAACATGGGACTAGGCATAACTGAAGGTCTGAAGGCTGGGTTGAATTCTGGCCTACCCGCTGTCTACGCACAGATAAGCCAAGCGGTTAGTCAGATACAGGCTCAAATCGATGCCGCCGCCAAGGCAAAACAGGCCGAAATCCAAGCAAACGCCGAAGCTGTATGGGCGGATATAGAAGCAGAAAAGAAGTCCAGACAAGACGCTATCCGAGAAGGCGCTGAAGCTGTATGGGCTGACATCGAAGCTGGAGCCAAGGCCAGGCAGGGCACAGGAACAGTCACCTACGTATTCAACAGTCCGAAGGCCTTGTCAGAGCGCGAGATAAAACAGCAGATGCTACTAGTCGAGCAGTGGCTTGCCCTGCAGGGGGTGTGAAATGGCCAGAATTACTTATAAATTCTTAAATGATCAGGGTGTCGAGTTCGTACTGCAGAACATAAAGGACGTGGCGGGACTTGGTATCCCGCCCGTCGATATCATCAGCACCAGGGGTTTCAGGCAGGACGGGCTTACAATCCAGTACGCAATGTATCAAGCAAGGCCCTTTTCGATTAGTTTCGACCTGCAGGCCGTTACCCGTGACCTTCTTATTGAGCAAAGACGTGCTATTGTAGCTTTTTTCGGGGATAAGAAGCCGAAAACCTTTGTATGCACTAAGGCCGGAGCGTCATACCTTCTGACAGACGTGTATCTATCGTCGGTATTCGACACTGGTATCCGAGAAGTAAGGCAACTGCCTGCAATATTGCAGTTTATCGCAGGCGATCCCTTCTTTTACCTGCCCGTGGACGCGGAAACGCTTGCAGATGAGGCCGCACAGCTAGAATGGCCGCTCGACTACCTGGAGGCGGGTGTCGAGTATAGCAATAGGGAGAGCGCACAGGTCACTATCGACTACCAGGGAGACGTTGACGCGCCTCTTACGATCAGATTCGCGGGGCCTGCCACCAGTCCATGGGTAGAAAATGAGACCACGGGTGAAAAATTAGAGGTAAACAGGACGATTTTAGAGGGCGAAACGCTCGAAATCACCGCCGGATATGGGCAGAAACAGGTCGAAATCATCAATGACGCGACGGAAGCGCGCACAAATGCCTTCCACTACATAACTTCGGGCTCGGTTTTCATCACTTTGAGACCTGGAACGAATGTCATTAAATTCGGCGCGTCGGCCGGCGTGTCGTCGGCGGCAGTAGAAATCCAATATTCAGAACGATACGTGTCAATTTAAGGCAGGTGATTGATATATGGGCCTTTCAGCAACGGACGAGGCGGCCATACTCAACGCGCTACTGAGAGGCACGGCTTATTCAGGCCATGCCTCTCTTTATTTAGGGCTTCATACGGGCTCACCAGGTGCAGACGGGACGGCCAATGAGCTGTCATATAGCGGGTATGCGAGACAGCCGATAACATTCGCAGAGGCCGACGCGTCGGGAAGTGTCAACGACATAGACGCCGTATATGCAGAAGTCCTCGAAACAATAGGGGATATAACCTACTTTTCGCTACATACAGCCGCCACGGGTGCGGCAGTGGTTTTCACGGGGACGCTGACCGGAAACGTCCTTGAGGCGGGTAAACTCCCTAAAGTTCCGGCCGGCTTTATCTTGATTCAGTGAGGTGAAACGATATGGCGATAGAGAAGAACGATTCCTTCGTCGGCACAGCTTCTTTGGCCAACAATGCGGCACTGAACATCCAGCCCGCAAGCGGGCATGAGGTCGCCCTGCACTACGTCCTTGCCGTCGGGGCGGGTGAGCTTTCCGTGTACGACGGAACGAACACCATCCTTATTGCAAGCACCACCACGGGCAACGTCTGGTTTGGAGGCTCCCTGCGTCTGACGAACG